AGCATACATTTGATTTTTGTCCATGATCAAACCCTTTCTTAGTAGGACGCGCCGCCGATAAAACCGGCGGTAGTGTCAAGGTTGGATGATTCATAAAAAGCCTCTTTGCTTTGGTACACGCCGACATAATCCTCGCTGATGACGATCACCTTGCCGTTCCACAAGGTGATGATGTCAACCATACAGCCGCCGCCGGTGTTCTCTGTTTCAATTTTGGTAATGTTGTCCATGTTGATACCCTTTCAGAATGACAGTAAAAAGTAAAAGAATGCCCACATAATCAGCGCGCCGAGCGCGCCGCCGAGCATTTCGAGAATTGTTGGCTTATCACTCATTTGCGCGCCCCTATTAGATGAATGACAAGCCAGACATGCGGAAGCACGCGCCGGATTCGGTTTCGATATCGATAGTGCCGAACTTGTACACGGCCAATACGGTAACCATCTGAAGCTTGCCAAAAAGTAGCATTTCGAATTTATCGCCAACGGTAGGTTTTTGCATATCGTTCCCCAAGTGAGTGATTAAAAATTAGTCAATCGGCTACTGCAAAACAAAGTATAGCGACTGAATTAGAAATGTCAAAGATTATTTTGCATTGTTGAGTAATTTTGTGGGTTATTGTGTACAAAATATACTGTATAGTTTGTGTGGGCTATGTTGCTCGGGTTTATTGCGGAGGATTTATGTTTGAGAAAGACGTGCCTATTCCGGCGTTGGTTAGGTATCCATTTGCTGATCTGTTACTCGGCGAATCGGTTTTGTATGTTTGCGCGCCAGATCAGAAAATTAAAGCAAGAAAAGCGGCATATCGCGTTGCGGAGTATCATCAATGGAAAATAGTTGTTAGATCGTTAAAAGACGGCGTGCGTTGCTGGCGAATTAGTTGAGCGGTGGATAACGTGGACAATTGTGTGGACTATGAAAATCGGCGTGATTGTCCACGTCACATTCAAGGGGCAGCGCGGCATTTGGCTATTTGTGGACAATTGGACAGTTATTTTTTAAGGATGTTGGGGGTTTTAAAATAGTTATTATACTGCTAATAGATTGTACGGATGAGCACGCGCATGTGCACACGCATGGCGTCGACTTCAAACTACCCTCCAGAATTGTCCACAAAGGCTTTTTTTGCCTTTTTTCCTTTTAAAATCAAAAGGTTAAGTGTGGGTCAAAGTTGACCCACAAATTTGATTCTTTTTTGTTAACACTTTTACGTCCGCGCGGCCGCCGGTTCGTGTGGACAATCTGCATGACCCACATGTGCAAACATCGGTTAGTTAGTACTCACTAACCTGGGCAAGTTAGTTAGTGCTTACTAACCTGGCAAAAGTTAGTGAGTGCTTACTAACTTACCAGGCTGACAACAAAAAGAGTGAGTGCTCACTAACCTGGGGGGTGGGGGGCCCGCGGCCGGCCGGTCACGTCCACGGAGGTGTTACACAAAATTTTTTTTATTTTTTCGCACACAACTCCACCGCACACTATTCTTTGCAAAAATCCATTACCATGCCGCCATGGGCATACATTCGTTACCGCTGACGGTTCGCAAACTTGAGGCCACGGAGTCGCGCCTACAGTCCATCTACGACGCAGCTAAGCTCGGACTGAAAGGCGACACACTGGCGTTAGCTGCGGGCATGTTGCCGCAGGAGTACCGGCACCTCTGCGAGATGGATCCGGTGGCAACGATGGCTGAACAGAAAGGGCGCGCTGACGGCGAGTTGGAGGCGTCTGCGTTGTTGCACGACGCCGCCCGTAATGGTGACGCCAAGGCGGCGTTAGCGATCCTGCAGCACGCCCACGGTTGGACGGCGCGTCAAGAGATCAGCGTCGACGTCACGAACAAGATCAGTATCACCCAGGCGCTGCAACAGGCGCAGTCCCGCGTCATCGACGGGCTGATCACGGAACAGAAGCCAGAACGGCTTGAAATGCCCCTAGCCGAAAGGATGCGCGCATGAGCCTATTTGCCGCTCTTGTCTTTGTAGTAGTTACCCGTTGGCTAATTGACGTTTTACTGGACTGATGGCACAGCAACCAATCTACGACGCCGAGGGGGAGCAGTTACTGATGACCCGACTGTGGGCGCCACAGCTCGCAGATGACCCCGAGGCGTTCGTGCTGTTCGCCTTCCCGTGGGGGCAGCCCAACACACCGCTCGCTAAGTTCAAAGGCCCGCGCACCTGGCAGCGCAAGATACTGCGCAGGATCGCCACGCACATCAAGACGAACAAAGGGCAGCTCGATATGGACGCCCTGCGCACGGCGGTCGCGTCTGGGCGAGGCATCGGTAAATCGGCGCTAGTGTCATGGCTGGTTCTGTGGATGCTGTCGACTCGCATCGGGTCGAGTGTCATTGTGTCAGCCAACTCGGAAGCCCAGCTTCGGTCGGTCACTTGGGGTGAGTTGACTAAGTGGCAAGCGATGATCATCAACAGCCACTGGTGGGAAATCAGCGCAACCAAGCTGATCCCGGCGAAATGGCTAACCGAGCTGGTCGAGCGGGACTTGAAGAAAGGTACGCGCTACTGGGCGGCTGAAGGCAAGCTGTGGTCGGAAGAGAACCCCGACAGCTACGCCGGTGTTCACAACCACGACGGCATGATGCTGATCTTCGACGAGGCCAGCGGTATCCCGGACGCCATCTGGTCGGTGGGTGCGGGCTTCTTTACGGAACCGATCCTAGACCGGTATTGGTTCGCGTTTTCTAACCCGCGGCGTAATCAAGGCTACTTCTACGAGTGTTTCCACGCCAAGCGTAACTTCTGGCAAACAGAGAACATTGACTCCCGAACGGTCGAGGACACGGACAAACAAATCTATGAGCAGATCATTGCGGAATATGGCGAGGATTCGCCACAGGCTCGGGTTGAAGTCTACGGTGAATTCCCTTCGGCTGGCGAAGATCAGTTTATTGGTGCGTCTGCTGTCGACGATGCCGCCAGTCGGCCACGTTACAAGGACGCGACGGCGCCAATTGTTATCGGCGTTGACCCAGCTCGAGGCGGCGCGGACGCGACAGTCATAGTGGTCAGGCAAGGCCGCGACCTGATCGCGATCAAGCGGTATCACGGCGAGGATACGATGACGACCGTGGGCAGGGTAATTGACGCGATTGAGGAGTACCGGCCAGCGCTGACGGTGATCGACGAAGGTGGTCTGGGCTACGGCATACTTGACAGGTTGAAGGAACAGCGATACAAGGTTCGCGGAGTGAACTTCGGATGGAAGTCCAGCAAACCGGTCATGTGGGGCAACAAGCGCGCCGAGATGTGGGGGCTGATGAAGGACTGGCTACGTACAGCCAGCATCCCGAACGATCGGCAACTGAAGGCGGACTTGACAGGCCCGATGAAGAAGCCTGACTCGTCGGGGACGATCTATCTGGAAGGCAAGAAAGAAATGAAGTCGCGTGGTCTGGCCTCGCCAGACGCGGCGGATGCACTAGCGGTGACGTTCGCGTTCCCGGTAGCCAGCCGCGAGTCAGGGGCAGAACGTGCAACACGACGCAGCGACGGCTACATGCCGCGCGTAGCAGCCGCAACCGGGTGGATGGGAGCCTGACATGGCGACGAAAAAAGGCGTGTCGTTGAGTGTTGGCCGGGGCGAGAAGCTGCCGGTCAGCAAGGGCGCGGGGCTGACCGCCAAGGGGCGAGCGAAGTACAACGCAGCAACCGGCTCGAACTTGAAGGCACCGGCACCGAACCCGCAAACAAAGGTGGACGAGGGCCGTAAAAAGTCGTTTTGTTCAAGAATGGGTGCCGTAGCCGCCAAGGCAAAAGACGGCGAACGCGCGAAAGCGTCACTTAAACGATGGAAGTGCTGACTATGGCGACGAAACCAGGGTTGTACGCAAACATTCACGCAAAACGCGAGCGCATCAAGGCCGGTTCTGGCGAAAAGATGCGCAAACCCGGCTCGCCCGGCGCCCCGACCGCGAAAGATTTCAAGCAGTCTGCGAAAACGGCCAAAAAGGGGAAGTAAAATGCCACTCGTTAAGTCGAAATCCGACAAGGCGTTCAAGCAAAACATCCGCGCCGAGGTTAAAAGCGGCAAACCCGTGAAACAGGCCGTGGCCATCGCGTACGCTACCAAGCGCGCAGCCGCCAAACCAGCGAAAAAGATGAAGTAAATGGACTATACCGGCATAAATAAGGCAGCAAAAGTCGCGGATGTGGGCGGAAATCCGCCGCCTGACGACATCAAAAAAGACACGCAAGACGTCTTGGCGACCATGCGAAAGCGCCTGCAAATGGCGCTATCTGCCATGTCGGAGACGCGGGAAGATGAGCTAGACGACCTGCGGTTCTATGCCGGTTCGCCCGACAACCATTGGCAGTGGCCCGCCGACGTGCTGGCAACCCGTGGCGCAGTGCAAGGCCAGACGATCAACGCGCGGCCAACGCTGACCATCAACAAGCTGCCGCAACACGTGCGGCAGGTGACGAATGATCAAAGACAAAACCGTCCAAGCGGCAAAGTTATTCCTGCTGACGACAACGCCGACCCGGAAGTCGCCGAAATCTACAACGGCATGGTCAGGCACATCGAGTACATCTCAGACGCCGACGTCGCCTACGACACCGCCTGCGAAAACCAAGTCGCCTACGGCGAAGGTTACATCCGCATCCTGACGGAATACTGCGACGACGACACGTTCGACCAAGACATCAAGATTGCGCGTGTGCGCAACTCGTTCTCGGTCTACATGGATCCGACCATCCAAGACCCGTGCGGCGCGGATGCTAAGTGGTGCTTCATCACCGAAGACCTGCAGCGCGCCGAGTACGAGCGCCTGTTCCCAGACGCCAGCCCGTTGTCAACCTTACAAGTGCAGGGCGTGGGCGACCAGTCGATCTCGGTCTGGATCAACCAAGACACCGTGCGGATCGCTGAGTATTACTACGTCGAGTACGACAACGCGACACTGAACCTGTATCCCGGCAACATGACGGCGTTCGAAGGTTCGCCCGAGGCCAAGCAGATGAAGCAGATGGGCATCAAGCCTATCCGCACTCGTCAAGTACACGCCAAGCGGGTCAAGTGGTGCAAGACCAACGGCTACGAGATGCTGGAGGAGCGTGACTGGGTCGGCAAGTGGATTCCGGTCGTGCGCGTGATCGGTAACGAGTTTGAGGTCGACGGTAAGATTTACATCTCTGGTCTGGTGCGTAACGCTAAAGATGCGCAGCGCATGTACAACTACTGGACGAGCCAAGAAGCTGAGATGCTGGCCTTGGCACCGAAAGCACCGTTTATCGGTTACGGTGGCCAGTTTGAAGGCTACGAGATGCAGTGGAAGACGGCCAACACGCAGAACTGGCCGTATCTGGAGGTCAATCCGGACGTAACAGACGGCTCGGGTGCTGTGTTGCCGTTGCCCCAACGGGCAGCCCCACCGCTGCCACAGACAGGTCTAATTCAGGCCAAGATGGGTGCGTCGGATGACATCAAGTCGACCACAGGGCAGTACGACACCAGTCTGGGAGCGACATCAAATGAGCGATCGGGCAAGGCAATTATGGCGCGTGAGCGTCAGTCTGATACTGGCACTTATCATTACGTGGACAATCTGGCGCGGGCTATTCGGCACGTTACCCGTCAAATTGTTGACATAATCCCAAAGATTTACGACACCCAGCGTGTGGCTCGCATTATTGGTGTGGACGGCGACACCGACATGGTTAAGCTCGATCCGACCCAACAAGAGCCGGTCAAGAAGATCGTCAACCAGCAGGGCATTGAGATTGACAAGATTTACAACCCAAGCGTCGGTAAGTACGACGTCGTGGTGACCACTGGCCCGTCCTACATGACCAAGCGTCAGGAAGCGCTGGACGCAATGGGCATGATCTTGCAATCCAACCCGCAGCTCTGGCAAGTCGCAGGCGACCTGTTCATCAAGAACATGGATTGGCCAGGCGCGCAGGAGATGGCCGAGCGGTTTGCTCGCGTCATCGATCCGAAGGTGCTGGGCGACGGTTCGGACGACTCCCCCGAGATGCAGATGGCCAAGCAGCAGATCGAGGCGATGGGCCAAGAGATGGATCAGCTCCAGCAGATGTTGCAGAACGTCGGCAAGTCGATCGAGGTGCAGGACTTGGAGCGCAAGAACTTCGAAGCCGAGATCAAGGCGTACCAAGCAGAGACACAGCGACTGTCTGCCGTGTCTGGCGCTATGACGCCGGATCAGGTGCAAGACGTCGTCATGCAAACGCTGCGCGACGTCATGAGCGCAGGCGACTTGGCGATGAGCGAAGGTGGCCTAGAGCTGCCGGGCGAGATGCCGATGCAGGAAATGCCGCCGGAAATGCAACAAATGCCGCCGGAAATGGGTATGATGCCGCCTGAAATGGCAGAAATGCCGCCCGAGGAGCCAAGAGTATGAGCTGCGCCAATTTTGTAGGCATTCTGTTTTTAGGCCGGGATGTCGCCCATTCGGTGCATTTGAACACCCGCAGCTACGCCAAACACAAGGCGCTACGTCGTTTTTACAACGACATTGTCGACCTAGCGGACAAGTTTGCCGAAGCCTACCAAGGCCGTCATGGTCTGATTGGCGCTATCTCGCTGCAGTCGACCAAGAAGCCCGGCAACATCGTTGAGTTCTTGCAGGATCAACTTGAAGAAATCGAAGAGATGCGCTACAAGGTGGTCGATAAATCGGACAGCCCGCTGCAGAACATCATCGATGAGATCGTTGGGCTGTACCTGTCAACCCTATACAAATTGAAGTTTCTTGCTTGAGGTAAACCATGGCAAATTACACCTATATCACCGCGTCGACCAACATCAAGCCGATGGCCGGTAAGTTGAAAGGCATCTTTGTCAGCGCTGCCTCCAGCACCCCGACCATCACCGTTTACGATTCGGCGTCTAATACAACCACCGCCACCATTCTCGGTGTGTTTACCCCGGCGGCTGCGACGTCGTACATGTTGCCGCTAGATGGTGCGTACGCGAAAAACGGACTTTATGTGGCGATTGGTGGTACAGTTGCCGCAACAGTAATTTGGGAGTAAATTTGCATTAACCGTACTGGCACGGCAAGCCAGGGATTCTCAAGGGAATCGACAATGTCTGATGAAGTACAAAATGAACTAGCGGCAGTGCCCGCGCCGGAACCGGAACTAACGGCAGTACCGGAACCCGAAGTAACAGCGCCGGAAACTGAAGAGCCAAAACCAGCCAAGACCTTCACACAAGAAGAGTTAGACGCTGCGATTGGCAAGCGGCTTGCAAGAGAACAGCGTAAGTGGGAAAGAGAACAAGCTAGGCGACAGCAGGAAACTGCACCGCCCGCGCCAGCTCCTTCGTTAGAGCAATTTGAGTCGGTTGATCAGTACGCGGAAGCGTTGGCTGCTCAAAAGGCTGAAGAGTTGCTTGCTAAACGAGAAGCTGATCGCGCGCGCATGGAAACGCTCGAGGCTTACCACGACCGTGAAGAAGAGGCTAGAGGCAAGTACGAAGACTTTGAACAAGTCGCGTACAACCCGAACCTACCGATCACGACCGTGATGGCTGAGACAATCCAAGCGTCGGATGTTGGGCCAGACTTAGCGTATTACCTTGGCACCAACCCGAAAGAAGCTGATCGTATTTCTCGTTTGTCGCCGTATATGCAAGCCAAAGAGATTGGCAAGATTGAAGCTAAGTTAAGCGACAATCCGCCGGTCAAGAAAACGACAAGCGCCCCACCGCCGATCGCGCCCATTAGTGGCCGTGGCACTGGAGCACCGGCTTACGATACGACCGACCCACGTTCTATCAAGAACATGTCGACGTCAGAATGGATCGAAGCGGAGCGCCAGCGTCAGATTCGGAAGTTGGAAGCTCAACGTAACCGCTAATTTTTTTAAGGACTATCATGGCAAACTCGATTCTTACTATCGACATGATCACCCGCAAGGCGCTCGAAATCCTCGAGAACAACCTGGTGATCACTCGTAACGTCAATCGTCAATACGACGATTCTTTCGCCGTTGAAGGCGCAAAAATCGGTTCGACTCTGCGTATTCGTTTACCAGATCGCGCTTTGGTAACTGACGGTGCCGCTCTGCAAGTTCAGGACGACAACGAACAGTTCACCACCTTGACTGTTGCTTCGCAGAAGCACATCGGTGTTAACTTCACCTCCGCCGAACTCACCATGCAGTTGGATGACTTCGCAGAGCGTGTTCTGAAGCCTCGTATTTCGCAGCTTGCTTCGTCGATCGATGCTGACGTTGCTAACGCATACAAGGGCGTGTTCAACTCGGTTGGTACCCCTGGCACCACCCCATCGACTTCGCTCGTTCTGCTGCAAGCTCAGCAGAAGCTGAACGAAAATGCTGCTGTGATGGCACCACGCTACGCAACCGTTAACCCAGCTGCTAACGCTGGTCTGGTCGAAGGCATGAAAGGTCTGTTCAACCCGACCGACACCATCAGCCGCCAGTTCAAGAACGGCATGATGGGCATGGGCGTGTTGGGCTTCGACGAAGTCAACATGTCTCAGTCGATCAAGCAGCACACCAACGGCGATTGGGGCACTTCCATCACCGTGACTTCGACCGTCACTACCGAAGGTCAGTCGACTCTGCCAATCAGCTTCACTGGCTCGTCGAAGACTTGGAACGTCGGCGACGTGTTCACCATCGCTGGCGTGTTTGCAGTTAACCCACAAACTCGTGAGTCCACCGGCTCGCTGCAGCAGTTCACCGTAACTGCCGCTGCAACTGGTAGCTCTACTGCGACTTTGTCGATCAGCCCTGCGCTGTTCTCCGCAAGCCAAGCACTGGCTACCGTTACTTCGCTGCCTGCTTCGGGCGCTGCCGTAACCATGCTGGGTAACGCAAATGGTCAGTACGCTCAGAACTTGGTCTACCACAAGGATGCGATCACTTTCGCAACCGCCGACCTGCTGATGCCACAAGGCGTGGACATGGCTTCTCGCCAAGTTCACAACGGTATTTCAATGCGTATTGTTCGTCAGTACGACATCAACAACGACCGTCTGCCTTGCCGTATCGACGTTCTGTACGGCTACAGCACAATCCGTCCGCAAATGGCTTGCCGCCTCTGGGGCTAAGCACTGGTGGGGGCTTCGGCCCCCATTGACGACTCTATTTGAAAGGAAATTATCATGGCACTTCCTAACGGCGCAGGCGGCTATCAGATTGGTGATGGCAACCTTAACGAAACCATTTTTCAAGTTGTTCCAGTTCCTGCTACTGCAACTGCAACCGCAACACTGACTGCAGATCAGGTTCTAAACGGCATTCTGCTGGGTAGCCCCGGCACATCGGCTGCCAGCTACACGCTGCCAACCGTAGCTGCTCTCGAGGCTGCACTGCCTAACTCCGATAAGCCAGGCGTTTCGTTTGACTTTTCTGTTGTCAACGTCGACGGTTCTAGCTCGGGCGTTATCACACTGGTGACCAACACCGGCTGGACGCTCGTAGGTTTGATGACTGTTGTTGCGACTGCAGGCACAGCCCAAATCTTCCGCGCTCGTAAGAGCGGCGTGGGTACTTGGACTCTGTATCGCATCGGCTAAAAACTCTGGGGGCTTCGGCCCCCGTTTCTAAAGGAACCACCATGTCATCCAATACCAAACCGATCGGCGTGGCCTACGAAGATCAGAACATCATCGGGTCTGACTCGGTGATGTCTGGTGGCGAGTTGGGCTACACCGCAGAAGCAAGCGGCACCGTAACTCAAGCAACTAGCAAATCGACTGGCGTGACCTTGAACAAGTCTGCTGGTCAAATTACTATGAACGACGCCGCTTTGGCTAACGCCACAAACGTCTCGTTTACGTTGACTAACAGCACTATCAGCGCTAAAGACATTGTGGTCTTGAGCGTTGCAGCCGGTGCTACTGCTGGTGCGTACAACTGCTGGATTTCTGGCAAATCTACCGGAAGCTGCACAATCACATTGCGCAACCTTTCCGGCGGTTCGTTGTCTGAGGCGGTTGTCATTAACTTTGCAGTAATTCACGTACTGTAAAACCACGGGGCTTCGGCCCCGTCTACCCTATGCCTATTATTTATCTACAGCACCCTGCTCACGGCTTCAAAATCGCCAACATGGAAATGGAGGCTGAATTTGATGAACAAAACGGCTGGGAACGCTATAATCCCGACACGCCTTCGGCTCCCGAAGTAGCGGCGCCAGCCAACGCGCTGGATGTCAAACGTCGTCGTAGCCGCCCGCCTGTAGAGGTAGCAGCGGCAGAATAAGGAGCTTGAATGGCAACCGCCTTTGACCAGATTAAGGCAGCGCTTCGGCTGATTGGCCAACTGGCTGAAGGTGAAGAGCCATCACCGCAGGCTGCTCAAGATGCGCTAAACGCCATGAATCAGATGATTGATTCGTGGAATACCGAGCGTCTGGCTGTGTTTTGCACCGAAGATCAGGTGTTCAACTGGCCGCCGGATCTAATTACCCGCACCCTTGGCCCGACCGGCAACTTTGTCGGCAATCGTCCTATTCTGATTGACGATGCAACGTACTTCCGTGATCCGCAGACCAACGTGTCTTACGGCATCAAGCTGATCAACCAGCAGCAGTACAACGGCATTGCGGTTAAGACGGTTACTAGCACCTACCCGCAGGTTATGTTTGTGAACAACACGTTCCCAGACATCACCATGACCATCTACCCCAAGCCAACGCGCGTGCTGGAGTGGCATTTTGTGTCGGTGCAGCAGCTAACCAAACCGGCTACTTTGAACACCGTACTGTCGTTCCCGCCGGGCTACCTGCGTGCGTTTAAGTACAACCTAGCGATGGAAATTGCCAACGAGTTTGGCGTCGAACCCATGCCGCAGGTTACTCGGATTGCGATGACGTCTAAGCGTAATCTGAAGCGCATCAACAACCCAGACGACGTGATGTCGATGCCTTACTCGCTGGTCGCTACTCGCCAGCGGTTCAACATCTATGCTGGCAATTATTAAGCCGTGAAGACGCCTATCCTCGGTCAAGCCTACGTGGCTCGCAGCCTTAACGCTGCGGACGCGCGGATGATCAACTTGTTTCCCGAGACGGTGCCTGCGCCTGATGGCAAAGAGCCTGCGTTCTTGAACCGTGCCCCAGGCTTGCGTAGGCTGGGTGTGGTGGGCACGGGCCCCATCCGAGGCTTGTGGTCGTACGGCAATTACATGTACGCCGTTTCTGGCACCAAGTTTTACCGTATTGACAGCAACTGGGCAGCCGTTCCGCTAGGCAATGTCAGCGGCACGGGGCCAGTGTCGATGGTCGACAACGGCACGCAGCTCTTCATTGCGGCCAATCCCGACGGTTACATCTACGACGCAGCTACTGAGGAATACGCCGAGATTACCGACGTGGACTTTCCCGGCGCGGTGACTGTCGGCTATCTCGATGGCTACTTTATCTTCCAAGAGCCTAACTCGCAGAAGTTCTGGACGTCTGAGCTGCTTGACGGCACCCAGATCGACCCGCTGTCGTTCGCTAGTGCTGAAGGTATGCCCGACAACTTGGTGTCGCTGTTTGTCGACCACCGCGAGGTATGGCTGTTTGGCACCCAGTCGGTTGAGGTCTGGTACAACGCGGGCGACACACCGTTTCCGCTGGCTCGTATCCAAGGTGCGGTCAATGAGATTGGCTGCGCGGCGACCTTTTCGGTTGCCAAGATGGACAACTCGCTGTTCTGGTTAGGGTCTGACGCCCGTGGCCAAGGCGTGGTGTTTCGTGCCAACGGCTACACCGGCCAGCGCATCTCGACCCATGCGGTTGAGTACGCTATCCAGAGCTACGGTACCATCTCAGACGCAATTGCTTTTACCTACCAGCAAGACGGCCATGCTTTTTACGTGCTGAGTTTTCCGACAGCCCAAAAAACATGGGTGTTTGATGTAGCTACCGCCGCATGGCATGAGCGCGCTGGCTTTGCCAACGGCGAGTTTATCCGCCACCGTGCCAACTGCCAGACATTCTTCAATAACGAGGTAGTGGTCGGCGACTTCCAGACGGGCAAAATTTACGCGTACGACCTTGACGTGTTTGCTGACGACACGCTGCCCCAGAAGTGGCTGCGGTCATGGCGGGCGCTGCCGCAAGGGCAGAACAACCTAAAGCGTACCGCCCAGCACGCCTTGCAGCTTGAGTGCGAGACAGGTGTGGGCTTGGTTCTTGGCCAAGGCAACGACCCACAGGTCATACTGCGTTTCTCAGACGACGGCGGCCACACATGGTCGAACGAGAAGTGGGCGGGCATGGGTAAGATGGGTAATTACGGATTCAGAGCGTTCTGGCGTCGGTTGGGCATGACTGACAAGCTGCGTGACCGCGTGTACGAGGTATCAGGCACCGACCCCGTCAAGATCGCCATTATGGGTGCCGAACTCGCTTTGTCCGGCACCAATGCCTAACCCAGATAACGAACCGCAGATACCCAAGAACCAGTCGCCGATCACCGATGATCGGACAGGGATGGTGTCGCGGGATTGGTATCGGTTTTTCCTAAATTTACTCAACAAGGCCAATCAAGGCGGCGGTGGCGGTACCGGCACAGTCACGTCGGTTAATGTGTCGGGCGGCACGACGGGGTTAACGACCTCTGGCGGGCCGGTGACCACCTCCGGCACCATCACGCTCGCGGGCACCTTAGATGTCGATAACGGCGGCACGGGAGCTACCACAGCAGCCAACGCCCGCACGAACTTGAGCGTGCCGAGTACGACAGGATCAGGCGCGTCTGGTACGTGGGGCATCGACATCACCGGCAATGCGGCTAACGTCACAGGTACGGTAGCAATTGCCAACGGCGGCACCGGCCAGACTTCGGCAGCGGCGGCCATTACAGCTTTAACAGGCACGCAGACGTCAGGCTATTACCTGCGCTCAGACGGCACTAATGCGGCTTTGAGTGCTATTCAGGCTGCGGACGTACCGACACTTAACCAAAACACGACAGGCCAAGCGGGCAGCGTAGCCAACGCCTTGACGGCAGGCACCGGCATTTCGTACAGCGTTGGCACGACGTATGACGGCTCGGTCGCCGTTACGATCAACAATTCGGCGCCTGATCAGGTAGTGTCGTTGACCGGCGGCACAGGCATCAGCACGTCCGGTACGTACCCGAGCTTCACCATTACCAACACCGCGCCAGATCAAGTCGTTTCGCTGACGGCTGGCACGGGCATGAGCGTCACCGGCACGTACCCCAGCTTCACGCTGACCAATACTGCGCCTGACCAGGTGGTGTCGTTAACCGGCGCTGGCACGACCAGCATCTCGGGCACGTACCCCAACTTCACCATCACGTCGAACGATCAGTACGTCGGTACGGTCACAAGCGTGTCCGGTACCGGTACGGTCAACGGTATTAGCTTGTCGGGCACGGTGACGTCCAGCGGTAGTCTGACACTCGGTGGCGCCCTAACCGGCGTTGATCTAACTACGCAAGTCACCGGCACGCTGCCGATCGCTAACGGCGGCACTGGCCAGACGACCGCCAGCGCAGCATTTAATGCCTTGTCGCCGGTCACTAGCACAGGCGACTTGATCATCGGCAACGGGGCGAATAGCTCTACCCGCCTGCCGATTGGCGCCAACAATTACGTGCTGACCTCGAATGGCACGACGGCGGTTTGGGCGGTCGCGACCGGCTCGGGCGCAACGATTACGAACGACACCAGCACGTCAACGAACGTCTATCCGACCTTCGCTGCAGCTACGTCTGGCTCGCTGTCGACCATCTATACCAGCAACGCCAAATATCTGTACAAACCTAGCACAGGTGAATTAACATCGGAGCATTTCATAGCAGGCAACGGCATCTACGTTAACAGTTTGACTATAGATGTCAGCTATACAATTGCTTCAGGTACGTCAGGTATGTCGGCAGGCCCGGTAACGGTCGCCAGCGGCACAACGGTGACGGTGGCAAGCGGCTCACGGTGGGTGGTGTTATGAACGATATTACAACTGTTGGATCGCAAGCTCTGCAAACTTTACTCAGCGTGGAAAATGCCGAGGAAACTTTGCTACAGTTGCCCCAAGTTGACTGCCCTGTCGTTCATCATTTTGGGCCGAACATTTGTATCCGGGAAGTGTTCATGCCTGCGGGCACGCTGGCTATAGGCCATAGACAAAAATTTGAGCATATGAACATCATGCTCCGCGGAAAAGTTATGGTAGTTGACGACGATGGTGTCACTCAAATATTAACCGCTCCGCTAATTTTTGTTGGGAAGCCAGGGCGAAAAATTGGGTATGTTTTAGAAGATATGGTTTGGCAAAACATTTACTCTACTGATTTAAAAGATATTGACGCTGTAGAAAACATGTTCATAGAGAAAAGCGAACATTGGCAAGACGACCGCGCGGCTAAATTTAAGGTGGCTCAAATAGAGCATATGGTTGACCGCGTTGACTATGACGAAATACTGCATACCTTTGGTATTTCGCATGAGCTCGCTCGGCAACAATCCGAAAATGAAGACGATCAAATTTGGTTGGATATTGGTAATGTTCGCGTGACAGATTCGCCAATAGAAGGTAAGGGTTTATTTGCTACGTCGCCGATATCAGCTGGCGAAGTAATTTGCCCTGCTAGAGTAAACGGTATGCGTACACAAGCGGGGCGATATACAAATCACGCTGCCAACCCAAATGCCGTTATGGTGGCAACTGACGCTGGCGATATAAATTTAGTGGCTCTACGTAATATAGCGGGCTGCGTAGGTGGTGATATGGGCGAAGAAATAACTATTGATTACAGGGCAGCCTTGCGATTGGCTGGCGTGGAGTTTAGCGAGCAGGAGGTTTTATGTCAGCCGTAGCAACAGCAATTGTAGGCAGCACATTGGTAGGCGCATACGGCGCAAATAAAGCGTCTAAAGCACAGTTGCAAGGCGCTAGGGAAGGTGCGGCTGCCGAACGGGAAATGTTTGAGCGTCAAGTTGAGTTACAGCGCCCATTTAGAGAGGCGGGGGAACAGGCGCTTAACAAACTTTTACCTATGGCAATGAACTACAAGCCTTTTAGCCTAAAAGATTTTGAGCTTGACCCAGGGTACCAATTTCGAATGCAAGAAGGGCGCCGCGCAGTCGAAAACAGTATGTTAGCTCGGGGTATGGGGCTATCAGGGTCTATGCTTCGCGGGGTTACTCGGTATGGCCAGGGGATAGGGTCGGAAGAATTTATGAACGCCTATAACCGCTTTCAAGCTAACCGCGCTAATGAAATGAACCCGTTGCAAGCTTTAGCGGGCGTGGGGCAAACCTCTGCAAATACTTTAAGTGGCGCGGCAGGGCAGCTAGGCTCAAGTCTAAGTAACTTAGCTGTTGGCGCCGGAAACGCCAGAGCGTCCGCGTATGCTGGTACCGCAAATGCGTTGGCAAGCGGCATAGGTCAAGGGTTGAATTACTACCAAGGCAATCTGGCGGCAAAACAACAGCAGCAAAACTTTAATACCTACATGAACTACCTTAAAGGGGTAGCTTAATATGGCTCAAATTGACCCCAGCATAGCGCTTAGCATCAGACCGGCTCAAATTGAGTCGCCGTTAGTGCACGCCGCGCGGGCAGCCGAGTTGCAGGGCGCGCAGCAAAATCAGTTCATGAACATGCTCAAAATGAAAGAGTATGTTGATGAAACGCGCAATAAAAATGCGATGACAAAATGGCTGGCCACAAAAACGCCTCAAGACCTAAATAGTGAAGAAAACTTGAACCAGCTTGCCACCCAGTTTGGGGCGCAAGGTTTGGCGTTAGCTAAGCAAATTGACGATCGCAGAAAAGCGCAAGGCGAGGCTTTATATCGGGGGGCACAAACAAGCGACCTTGAATCACAAACAGCAAAACGCCGCTACGAGCTGGGCGAAACTCAACGGACAAACGCAATAAAAACAATAGCCGGTTTTCGTAACAGTCAAGAAGCCCTTGACATGCTGTATGAGTCTGAAGCTAACGGAGCTATCCCCGCCACCGCCGCCGCAGAAATTCGCCGCAGGATGCCTGAAAACGAAGAAGATTTTCCGGCGTTTAAGCAAGAGTTAATTGCGACGCTTATGCCCGCAGAAAAACAGCTTGAGTTTAAGCAGCCAAAACCAGAGAAAGTAGATTTGAACGGTAAGGTTGTAGTGCTTGACATGAACTCAAATAGCGACACGTTCCTGAAGGTAATACGTGAAGACGTAAAAACCGCTGCGCCTGCCGCACGTACTGAAAGCCCGTTAGCGCGTCTGCAACGCGAGCGCGCAGAACTGGTTGCCGCTAACCCTACAGACCCACGCATCGCGCAGTTGGACGACGCTATTGGCAAAGAAACCGGCAAGACTATGACTGCCGAACAGAGGAGCCAAGAGCAGGATCGAAACGAACGTCGTCGAATAGAGCGTGAACGCCTTAACTTAGAGCGTTACAAAGCGTATAGAGGTGAAGGCTCTGGCGGGGGGCCGGGCACTAAGCTGGAAAAAGGCGAGCGTTGGAACGCGGAAGAGCAGCGTATCGAGACGGTGCCAGGCAGCAAGCTGTTCGTCGCGCAATCAGGCGCTCACGGTAAAGATAGGGCGGCATTAGTTGCGGTTGAAACGAAAACTAAATCCGCCGTTGATAAGATAAACGAAATTTTAGACCCTAAAAACAAAGCTGGCTTTGACGCTAACTTTAGTGGCGCGGTACCTTACGGCGCTTATATTACCGGTCGCTTTGCGCCTGACAGCCGTCGCCGTATTGAAAGCCTAAAGTCTGACATGAAGGCCGCAGGGTTAGAATTGATTCGCGCTGGTGGTCAATCGATTGGCCAGATTACGGAGCGCGAATGGCCTATCTTAGAAAATATGATTGCCGGTATTAGTCCCGAAATGACGCCTGAAGCTGCCCGCGCAGAGTTTAAGAAAGTGGCTGCGTACATGGAGCGGTTAAAAGATAACGCCAAGGAAGCATATCAAACTGAATGGGGCGACACGCAATATTTTAAGCCCGTGCAAGGTGGTAAGCCCCCACGCGGCGCTGGCGCTTCAGACCCGCTAGGAATTCGATAATGGCCACGCTTGCTGAAATCCGCACGCAATACCCGCAATATGCTGACATGTCAGACGCAGCGTTGGCGGATGCGCTGCACAAAAAATTTTACTCCGACATACCGCGCGAGGAATTTAACGTCAAGATTGGTTTGTCTGGAGCCCCCGCGCCTGCGCCTGCGCCAGCGCCCGCTACTGCAAACCGCGACGGCGTACCTGCGCCTCGCCAAGAAAGCGCAGCGTCGTACTATGGCCGCGCAATGGCGGCGCCTTATGCTGGGTTTAAACGAGGGTTTCAGGACATTACGGATACCGCTGCGCTATTGCTCTCAAAAGGCGTAGATAAGGTAACCGGTACTGACAACGCATCTAAAGCCGTGCAAGCCGAAATTGATCGTCAGAAAGCCGAGTATGAACGGCAATACGGCGAGTTTGGCAGCGCCGATGTAGGTCGTTTTGCCGGCAGCGTAACTGGCACGGCTCCTGTAGGCAGCGTAATAGCCGCACCAATTAAAAAAGGGGTAGAGATGGCGCCTTCATTGGCTCGATATCTAACGCCTTTAGTCACGTCTTTGGAAACGGGTGGGTTTAAAACCGGTTTAGACGCGGGGCTTAAATCTTCCGCTGTTAAGGCTGTTGGTGGCGGCGCTACAGGCGCAGCATCTGCTGCGGCTATAAATCCTGATGACGCGACCGCAGGCGGAACCATTGGTGCGCTGCTGCCTTCCGTTGTCATGCCTGTCGCGGGAAAAGTTTTTGATTACGGTCGCAAACTAGCCGACCTAAAAGGCGCTAACTACCTTGAAGCAGTAGAAGGTAAAGGCCGCGAGATTATTAACTTACTGCGATCGGACGCCGCGCGGATAGTTCCTGGTAGCGCGCCCACCGCAGGTGAAGTAGCTGCGCCAGCAGGCAGCACTGGGTTTTCTGCTATGCAAGCTAACCTAATCAAACGGCCTGAGGTAGCGACTGTATACGCCGAAAATGCCGCGCAAACTAACGCCGCTCGCCTAGCACAAGAAGAGCGAGTTAAATCTTTGCGAAAAGGCGCGTTCAAAAAAGTACTGGATAAAATTGATAGCGCGTTGACTAATGTGAGCCAACGCGAAACCGGTGAAGCATTACTAAAGGCAGCAAAAGTTGAACAAAAACTGGTTAAAACGAGCGTTATCGAGCCGGCGTATAACGCCGCGTATAAAGCTGCGGGCGACTCTAAGATAGACGTGTCTGGCGTAGTAAAAACTGCCGAAAACATTTTAGAACGAAAGCTGTCGGACTTTGCGCCAGAAACAGCGCCAAACACGGTGCGTAAGTTGTTGGCGCTTAAGCCCAAAGGTGAGCCTGAAGCAGCGTTAGGCAAAGGTAAAATTTCATCCAAAATAACTAAGCCGGCGTCAGAAGCCACGGCGCCTGCCGAAGCTACGTTGCAGCAGCTCGACGACATCAGAAAAGCCATTAACGCTGACATACAAGCCGCTAAAACTTCGCAAACGCCATCTTCCGACATGACTTTGCGCAACTTGTACAAGTTGCATGAGGCTATTGACGACGCGATCGGCAAGAGCGGTAATCTGTCGGACGAGGCAAAAACGCTGTACGCCAAAGCGGTGCAGACCTACCGTACAGAATACGTGCCGCGTTTTAAGACCGGCATGAACGCCAATCTGTTTAAGCAGACTTCGTTAAACGAGCCAAAGATTATGGCCGACGACGTAGTAGGCAAGTATTTTCAGCCTAAAGGCGAGCGCGAAGCCGAACAGTTTATTACGATGTTTGGCAAAGATCCTAACGCGCTCAAAGTAGCCAAGGCCGGCATAGAAGACCTTTACCGTCAAAGAGTGGTAGATGCTGCAACAGGCCGCGTAAACATGACTAAGCACGCCGCGTTTATGAAAGACTACGCGCGGCCAATAGCGCTTATGGATGATGCCGGCATGGGGCTGCGCAAAGGTTTTGACGCCATCGGCGCAGACGCTGCGCGGCTGGCGCGTATTCAAGAGTTGATCGATAAGACAGGCAATAAGCTGCGGCCACCGCTCCCACCAGGCTCTAACGCTATGCTGGTGGAAAAGCGCATTGCTGAGATAACCAAAAATTTATCCCCGGAGCAATTGCGCGCAGTTAACGCTGTGCGGAATGATTTGGCTCGCGAGGCAGAATACGTTAGATTGGCTCAGTTGGGCGGGGCGGGCGATCAAGGAACAGCAGTTGCCACCAAGGCCGCCGCCGAAGGGGGCTTGCCGGCACCTAGTTTGCTTAGCGTACCGCTTACCATATTTAATAATGCGGTTAAACGTTTAACATTAAAAATGGACGATAAACTTGCGCTAGAAATTGCTCGCGAGTTAACTAGCCCAGCGTTGGCGGCGCAGTCTATAGAAAAGGCAGTCAATCGCCGTTTTGGGCAAGAAGTAACAGATGAGATGCTACAGCGCGCCGCACCTTTTGTGGCACGAGGGGCAGCTCAAGCGCCTGCAGACCGAAACAATCTTAATCGTAGGTGATAAATGGCATCCCTAACCCCAACACCCAAGCAGCAGTTCTTCGACGCCAACGGGAATCCGTTAGTCGCCGGTAAGGTCTACACCTACGCAGGCGGCACGACGACACCGATTGCGACGTTTACGAATCAGGCGGGTAGCAGCACCAACACCAACCCGATTATTCTCGACTCGCGTGGCATGGCCAACATCTGGCTGCAGCCGACTGTTGCGTACAAGTTCTTGATCACCGACGCGAACGACGTCACGCAGTACACCACCGACAACATTCTGGTGCCTGTCGACAACCTGTCGTTCAGCTCGCCGCCACCGATCGGTAACGTGTCGCCTAACACCGGCGCGTTCTCCACCTTGTCGGCCACCGGCAACGTCACCTTCTCCGGCTTTGGCTACGTGCAAATGCCCACGGGGGCAACGACTGACCGGCCTGATGCGCCTGCTGACGGCATGTTCCGCTACAACACCACGCTGAACCTGTTCGAAGGGTTTGTTAATGGCGCCTGGGGTCAGGTCGGTGGCGATGCGGGTGCTACCGGCGGCGGTAACGACGAGGTGTTCATCGAGAACGACCAGACGGTCACGATCAGCTACACCATCCCTTCGACCAAGAATGCCATGACCACCGGCCCGATCACGCTAGGTGGTGGGTTTGTCGGCACCGGCAGTATCGCAGGCACGACGCTAACAATCGACACCGCGACCTCTGGCGCCTTGGGCGTTGGCTCGGTGATTGTAGGCACCAGCATTACGGTAGGCACTAAGATTGTGGCGTTGGGCGATGGTACGGGTGGCATTGGTACCTACGAAGTGGACATCTCGCAGTCGGTGTCGTTGGACGCCATCACAGCGCCAGTCGTCGTCACCGTCTCATCCGGCAGTCGGTGGGTTGTTTTGTAAAGGATAAATCATGGCTTCTTTAGTTCTCTCAGGCGATACGTCCGGTTCGATTACGGTAGCAGCGCCTGCTGTAGCGGGTAGTAATACGCAGACGTTGGTGGCGGCTACAGATACGTTAGCACCGATCATCAGAGGTACAGCCTTAACAGCAGTCACAAACTTTACGACTTCGGCTGACTTCACCAGCATCCCGCCGTGGGTTAAGCGGATTACAGTAATGTTTAACGCGATTAGCCTTAGCGGAACTGATTTTATTCTTGTTCAAATTGGGTCTGGCTCACTAAGCACTTCTGGATATACATCTTCAGGTTCGTCTGGTACGTCTGCTGTTGCGTCAACAACAGGTCGCACAGATGGATTTATGATAAGAACAGCGGCAAACGGCGATTCTGTTACAGGGGAAATGGTAATCCAAAACATAACATCAACTATTTGGGTATCTAATCATACTTGTGGTGGAAGCGGATTTTTTATTGGCGGCGGCATTAGCCCAAGTCTTTCAGGTGCATTAGACCGAGTAAGCGTTACCAGAAGCGGAACCAATACTTTCGACGCTGGCTCCATCAACATCCTCTACGAGTAAGGAACGATCATGCACAGAATCATTGTTGACGTACAGACGGGTCAAGTGACTCAAGTCGAGTTGACTGCGGAAGAAATTGCGGCGATCGAAGCAGCTAACGCAGCGCAGCCGCCTGCTGAACCTGCACCTGAACAACCTGCGGAGCAATAATTATGGCAGTGACTCTTAACGCATCAACCTCGTCCGGCTTTATACAGACAGCGGACACCAGCGGCAATCTGGCCTTGCAAAGTAACGGCACGACGCAGCTTACTGTCTCGTCTACAGGCGCGTATGGTCAGCTAAAGGCAAGCACTGCGGTTGCGTCTACGTCCGGTACGTCAATTGAATTTACGTCGATACCGTCGTGGGTAAAACGCATTACGCTGATGTTTAGTGGCGTTGGTACAAACGGCGCAAATAACTATCAAATACAGATTGGTTCCGGCTCATATACAACATCAAGCTACGGATCTCAAATATGGGGCGGAACAAACACTAGAGTAACAACGGGCTTTATAGTTTCGGTAAGTAACCCTTCCTTTGTGTTTGGTGGTATAGCTACTCTAGTAAATATTAGTGCTAACAATTGGGTTTGCACAGGTGTATTTAATATTACTGACACAGGAAATGTAGGGTATTCAAGTGCTGGAACGGTGTCGTTATCAGGCACGTTAGATAGATTGCGTATTATTGGTAGTGCAACAGGCTCGCCGTCCGACACCTTCGACGCCGGTATCATTAACATCTTGTACGAGGGCTGATCATGCCAGTAACCATTAACGGTAGCGCAGGCGTTACGACGAACAGCGGTGCTGTGTATGACAGCCTGCAAAGAGACACGGTTAAGACAGCTTCCGGTACTTCGGTAGAGTTTACCGGTATTCCGTCGTGGGTTCGGCGGATTACGGTGATGTTTAACGGGCTGTCTACAAACAGCACTAACGTCATTAAACTGCAAATAGGTTCAGGTTCTTATTCAACATCAGGCTATGCTTCTTACATAGGGGCGATAACATCAGCTAGCACAGCATCTTACGCAGCCATAACGGACGGAATTTATCTGGCTGCTCATAATGCGGTTACAGATGCTACCAGCGGTGTGTTTACGTTAGTCAATATAACCGGAAATACTTGGGGTGTGGCTGGGACTGGTGTTCGAGCAGTTGCAACGACTGTAACTGTAAATACGACATCAATGGTTCCGTTTGCACTTGGTGGGGTGTTGGATAGACTCCGTATTATTGGTAGCGCAAGCGGAAACCCTTCCGACACCTTCGACGCCGGTACCATTAACATCATTTATGAGTAGGCGATGGATTCACAAGTGCTATTCAACATCGCAGTAGCGATCGCCGGGTTCTTCGGAGGTTGGGTGCTGAACAACATCCACCGCTCGATCGACCGTCTGGACACCGACGTGCGTGCCATGCCGCACACCTACGTTACCCGCGAGGACTACAAGGACGACATCCGCGACATCCGCGAGATGCTGGGTAAGATTTTCGATAGGCTGGAGCACAAGCAAGACAAATGATCGACCCGGTAACAATCGGTTTGGCGGTTGCGGGCGTCAAGGCGGTTGTTATTGGCGTCAAAGAAGCCGCCGCACTTGCTCGCGAAGCCTTTGACGAAATCAACGGCGCGGTGGAGTCCGGCAAGACGCTGGCCGACTCCATGTCGGGCGTCACTAAGTTCTTCTCTGCCGCAGGCAAATACGAAACCCAGCGCACACAGCTAGAGGAAGCCCGCGCAGCTCAAGAGGCCGCGGTCGCTAAAGGCCACGCGGTGCCGGAATACATTTCAGACGCCGAGTACGTCATCGAGATGATGATCATTGATCGCCAGATCAAACAGTACTACGACGACATCAAACATATTTTCATCTACCACTTCCAAGAAGCAGGCATGTGGGACGAGTTCTGGGCGCGTATGGGTAAGCTCAGAGGCGAACGGGAAGCCAAGGCAGAGGCGCTGCGCAAGGCAGAGACAGAGAAGCGCCTGCAGGCCAAAGTCGCCGAGATGAAGCAACGGCGCGCTAGACAAGCGGTCATAGCCCACATAGAGCTGTTAGTCACGGCGGTTATTCTTGCCGTTATCGTGGCGGGCTTCTGCTGGGGTATGTGGTGGATGTTTCAACAAGGAGGTTGACATGCTAGATGCTTTATTAAATATCGGCGGCAAACTAATCGACAAACTAATCCCCGACCCGGAACAGAAGGCCAAGGCGCAGCTAGAGCTTGCCAAGATGGCGCAGGACGGCGAGCTGGCCAAGATGGCCAACGAAACCGACTTGTACAAGACTGAGCAGAACAATCTGACCGAGCGCCTAAAGGCCGACATGGGCAGCGATAGCTGGCTGTCGAAGAACATCCGCCCGCTAACGCTGGTGTACATTCTGGTGGCGTACATGGCGCTGGCTATCCTCGACGCCGCGCTAGTTGACATCGCAGACTCGTTCGTAGAGCTGTTAGGGCAGTGGGGTATGCTTGTGATGTCCTTCTACTTCGGCGGCAGGACGCTTGAGAAAATTATTGATATGCGAGCAAAGAAATGATTGACAATTTCCGCGAGGCTTTGCAGGCCGTTTTGTTGCATGAAGGCGGGTTCGTTAACCATCCAAAAGACCCAGGCGGCATGACCAACCTGGGCGTCACCAAAAAGGTATGGGAAGAATGGGTCGGTCATCCTGTTGGCGAAAGCGAGATGCGGGCATTGACGCCAGAAGCGGTGGCGCCGATGTACCGGAGAAAGTACTGGGACGCAGTCAAGGGCGACGAGCTGCCGTCGGGGCTGGACTACCTGATGTTCGACTTTGCGATCAACGCGGGGCCGGGGCGGGCGATTCGCACCATGCAGAAGGCGATCGGAACAAATCCTGACGGCGTCATCGGCCCGAAGACAATGCAGGCGTTAAAGGACGCAGACCCAACGGATTTGATCGCCAAGTTCAGCGTAGAAAAAGAACTGTTCTACAAGGCGCTCCCGACGTTCGCCACCTTTGGCAAGGGGTGGCTACGTCGAGTAGACGAGGCTAAGTCACATGCGGTAACGATGCTCGCGTAACTGCTGGCAGATGACACGGTCGCGTGTGGTCTGCCACACGGTCATGTCTTTCGACGTGCACTCCATCGGTGTCGTC